TCCTGCGCCCCAGGGCCAGTGCGCCGCTTTCCAGTACTTTGGTGTCGTCGTAAGCAAATCCGGCGTCGAGTGTCCATCCTGCGTATACCGCCCTGGCCCACTTTGGCCAGCTTGCCACCTGATCGGCGTCGGTCTTTATCACTTCAAAGGCCGTCATCTGCTTTACCGACTTAGTGTCCGGGATAAAGAATACAGCCTGTTTGGTCGTGATGCTGATGCCAGACGTAGTCTCTGTGGTCTCGGTTTCTTCCCCATACGCAGGCCCAAAACTGAGATACCCGCACCCCCCGAGAAACACTGCCATTATTGCGATTATTACAAGTAACTTTTTCATCCTCACTCCTCCTTTTTGGTTACCGTCCCGCACTCCTTACACGCCCATCCATGGCGGGTAAGCTTTGATACAGTATGATGCCGACATGTGGGGCAGATGGTGTCGCTTCGCTCCTTTGCGCCGAGTTCTTTTCCGTTACGCTCTTTACTATTTTCCATCTCAATCCCTCCCGAAACAGTCATCGTATCCCGCTATCCAGTTGCCGCAGTGGATGCAATACATATCGGTGCCGATGTGCAGCATCTCATTCCACTTATGTATCAATCTGCTCTTCCCGTCCGGCCGCCGACAGGACGGGCTGTTACACTCAAGATACGTTTTATCAATGTGTCTCCACATCATCACCCTGATATCTTTGCGGCGATCAATGATAATGTCTGACAAATAGAGTTCTGCGCTTCAGCCATGTCTTTGTGCTCTTCGCGTTGGAATCTGTGTGCCTCCGTCGTGTTGTTGTGAAATTCCCGGGCCTGCGCAGTATGATCCTCAATGGCCTTGGTGAATCTTTCAATGGTGGTCAGGAAAACCGCGCGTTCTTCTTTGGCTTGCGCCAGTATTTCCTTCTGCTGTTTAAGGATATAAAGGACAACGACAAAACATAGAGCCATAAAACCAACTCCGAAGCCCAGGTCTTTGACGCTGTTGATCAATCCGCTGTTGGCTATGGTTTCCATTTTTATCCTCTCTTTTTAAAGTTCTGCGTCCGCCACCCAGGCGAATTGCGTGTTTGTCGACGATGCAATCGCGTGAGTAAACAGTATGCCCCGTTTAGTTCCGATCTTTGTATCGACTGTGCCATTGTTACTCCAGCTCCCGGCATAATAGTCGCATTTGTTTACGTTGCCAGCACTGTCGTACAACGTTATGGTTGGAGTTTTAACCTTCATCCTTTTGAAAGGTACATTTACTTCGCAAGTCCCCGTGGGATTGGCAAAAATTTCCTGGTTGCCATCATACCTGGTATAAGAACCGGGAACAGTGGAAATCATAAAACTCTTTTCTAAAAAATTTTGGCAATCCCCCACTTCGGCATCAAATCTTTTAAACTCTACCTCTGTCGATTTCGAACCAACCTCAAACTGCATCTCGGTAAACTCGAAATTCTTCGTAGTTACCGCACCGCATTCGATCTTAATTTCTATTTCAACCCCGGTTGAGCAATCACCCATCGCAATATTTTCGTATTTTATCGTCGTGGCCGTAGCGGTAGCAACGACAATCGCCCCGCTATTAGAGATATTTGTTACGGCTGCAAAGTTATCTGCCGAATTTGCCTTACGAACGTAGATTGTGTAATTAATATTACTGCCAACGTCGTGGTAGACCTTAGCCTGGAATGACGCATTTTGGTTCTTCAGCCACATTGCATCCTTAGCCTCAATGCGGTGGCGCAGGTATAAAACGCCTGTTCCGGTAAGCGTTACTCCGGAAAACTTAAATCCATAACCGGTCCTGCCGCAATTAGCGGATGTCGTCTGCGCCAGCGTGCCGGCGGATACCGCCGTGCCTGTGGCCATGCCGGCGAAACGGTCCGGTCCAAATCCGTACGCATCTTTAATGAGGGTGTATGCACTCACGCGTTGATTAACAATTCCGGAACCGTTGATAACGAGATTTTTGCGCCCCATACCGACGATCTGGGCGTTTGCCCAGCGGATATCGGGTGTTCCGAGATTGTCGGTGTTATCGGTGTCTGAGGCAAGAGTGGTGTTGATGGCCACTGTTCCGAGATTGCTAAGGGTAGTGTTTGCCCCCCCAGAAGCCGCCTTGAAGATGGCATTGCCTGTAGCGGTATCTTTAGTCAGCACATATTCATTTGTAGCCGCAGAAACATTTGTAAGCGCATCGATCGCGGCTTGTTGCGTTGTTTGTCCCGTGCCACCCTGCGCCACGGATAACGCGGTAGTTAACCCGGATAAGGAGGTAATATCACTGTTTGCCCCTTTTGCGGCCTTTGTATCCGAGTAAGTCTTTACCGCTTTTTGCGATGGTATCTTAGTATCCGAGTTATCCGCAAGCGTGCCGTCCGTGGAAAAAGTCAACGATGTCCCCCATGCGGATCCGGTTGATTGCGGTATTCCGGCGCCAGGGTAAACCATCGCGGCAGGCGCGTCCTGAAAGGTCGGTACAGACCCCGCTCCGTTTGATGTAAGAATTTGTCCGGCCGTTCCGAATCCGATCTTGGCGTTTTGCCTCCCGGTGACAAGGTCAAACGTCAGTATCCGCTCGGCCGCCATCGCCGGCACGGCCAAGTTAAGGATCAATACTGCAGCAATTATTTTTTTAAGAAATTCCATATCACACCTCCACTGGGTTGAAGTTAATGGCCAACAAAATATCTACCTTCCCGGCCGCTTCCGCGGTTACTGCCCGGCCGAGCACCTGTATGACGTTACCACTGGCCGCCGGCGGGGTTTTCGTGACTTTCCCAGGGGTAGTGGACAAAAATACCAAATCCCCCGGAACGATATCAGCTTCGCCTACCGTGATCACAGCTTGGGCAATGCCATATTGACGGATCCGCGCGGTTGTCCCATCTGTGGTTCTGCAGAACGCCGCAGCCGGCTTTGTACCGTCCGTGGCATCGGCAAGGCTTACCGTACTCGCCGCACTTATATACACCGGCATACCGGCCTCCAAAGCCCCAGAGGAACCGTCCGTAAGCTTGATCTTGCCAATCACGGCATCGAGGATATCCAAATTACTTCCCCATTCGATGTGCCAGTCTTTAGCCCCCTGCTCGACTTTTGTAAGATCCAGGTTTGTCGTAAAACTCATGATTGCTCCTTTTTGATCTCCACGATCAGCTCTTCTATTTCCGCAATCCTGCCGGTGGTTTGATGGATAGCGATATCAGCATCCTGTCTGGCCTGCTGCAGCTTCCGGAGGGTAGTTTGTGCCTCCTTGAGCCTGGCGTTTAATTTATCCAGCATTTTTGACCGCCTTTCCGTCCACTATCCTGTAATTGCGGTAATCCCGGTACTCCGGGAATTCCTCCTTACTCAGAAAAACTTCCACTAAGCCGTGATCGTGTTTCCAAAAATTAGACACTTTCGCGCTGTTCTCTGGATATTTCTTTCTTAGGTATTCTTCGTCGGTGAACAGAAACCGGACATTGCCTTCTTTATCTACTCCCAATAACATTTTTACCCTCCTTGATAATTTCTCAGGTAAACGGCGTAATCGATAGAATATATACAGTCGATCCTATAGACGGTCCTGTATAAAGCGGCAGACTTGTCAAAAATCAGGTACGCCATCGCCGCGAACAATTGCACGGAAGCAAAGCTTTCATTATCCGACTTCTCCCAGAACATTACCGGGAACTGGTTGTATACCGTATCTTCGTCCGAAGCTTCCGCCCATTCCGTCATCTCTCCGGTGATCAGGTCGCGCATGTAATACACGGCCGGCGAATAGGCGAACCGCATATAGTGATAGGATGTGCCTTCCGGGCCTTCTATCCCCTTCGGTTGCACGCTCAAAGAAAGAGAATATTGCCGCGCGTCTATCATCGCCCCGATATCCTCCCCCGGATAGCTGGCGGATCCCGGGATGTCTATTACCTCCCCGTAAGTGTTATCTGCATTGAGCGTAGACGGCATCGATATCCCTCCGGAAGAGATCACCTGTGCAATTCCAGGGGTTAAAATGACCGCATTGCCATCTCTGTCGTTAATGCGTAGACCATACATCACTCACCACCGTAATTCTTTAGGAAGATCGCGTAATCCACTTCCGAGATCCCGTCGGCTCCGATCGTATGCGCTATTATCGCTTCTGCGGCGCTCTTGTCGTATATGCCGTATCCTATAGAGGCAAAAAGGCGTATCTTATCAGTCGGGCTGTCGCCTTTGTCCCAGCCGCAAAGCGGACTAATATTGAGAATTGGATCCCAGGTATTCGGGCTGCCATAAGTCATCGCTCCAGGCGTCCAGAGTGTCATTACTCCGGTAGTAGGGTTTTTGATGTAATAATTTTTCCCGGAGTCGGCGAAGAACTGTCCCCAGTAATCCTGGTTAACAGGTGCCTCATAATTTACGCCGCTGATCTTAACTTCCTTCGAACTCGACCCCCAATATAATCTGCCATAGCTGTACCCCGGAGAATTGTTTCCATCGTGGCGGGCATGTTGCCACCTGGATATCGACCAGGTTGCGGCATTTAATTTTGTCCAACCGAGACGCGGGGTAACAAATGTTATCGTGCTGCTGACGGTTTTGCTTCCCGGTCCCGAGAAAAACAGGTTGTAAGCAGTAAGCGATAAACTCCAGGTGAATTTCAGTGCATCGGTTATTGCAAGCGTTGTTTCCGGGCAGCTCCAATTTACCGCGTATTGCCCCTCGACTGTCTCCGGATTCCGACTGACAGAGGTGTTTATCGTTTGCGCAGCAACAGCTGTACCAAGATTGGTTACGCTGCCGTCAGCGTGTAAAACATCGATCGTTACTTGAGTAGTCACAAAAGCGTAGGATATATATATCTGATCAGGCGCGGTATTAACCTCAACCGCTACTTCACTGCTTCCTTGTGCCTGGCTTACCTCAACTCCGGTGACGCCGTTTGTGACACGCGTCGCGTTCTGTGCGTATAAAGACGCACTCCCGCTTTCCGCGGAAGGATTCACGCCTGCCACGTTGATCTTGCGGCACCAGGAGAAATCCCGGGCCTGGACGATAACCCCGATATCGGAGTTGGCGTATTCTGCCGGCAGATCTATATCCACGCCGTAAGTGCCGTCTAAATTTAGCCCGGCTGGCATTGAGATCGTGCCGGCAGAGATGATCTGCCCTATGGTAGGCAGCAGAAGAGCCGATTTACCGTCCTTACTCACGCGATATCCACGCATATCATTCCCCGTTGTATTTTAGTTTTGATATAAAATAATCTACCGTCGGCACGCCGTTTGTGCCGATCGAATATACTTTCAGGTATTCCGCCGCGCTGGAATCGTAGATCAGATAACAGGTGGCCGCGAAAAGCCGCACCGCGGTAAAGGTAGAGGCCCCCAGGAAATCCCAGAACGCTACCGGGAATACGGACGCGATGTGGTCATAAGTCGCCGGCGTCTTGGCCGTCAGATTACCTGCGTTCCAGGCCGTCAATATCCCGGCCGAACTGCGCGTATAATATGCTTTGGCCGATGACATATACCCTATATTCTGGGTATGCCCGTCAATGGTGTTCGCCTTGTTGGTGACCCCCCAGACAAAGTCGCGCGGGGTAAGCAAAACAGCCAGGTCTGCCTGCGCGATCGCCGCTGATCCCGGCAGGTCGATATCCACGCCGTAAGTGCCGTCTAGGTTAAGAGAATTGGGCATTGTCACGGTGCCGGCGGAAATTATCGTAGACACCCGGGTAGTTAAAGTGGATTGGTTTCCGTCCGCGTCGGATACACGCCACCCTCTAATCGTCATGATAACTTCCCCGCTCTAGCATACTCATAACCGTCATCGTCGTAGAATATAATAGCCTCCGCGCTGCCATCCAATATGATCTTGCCGGATCCTATCCCTACGCTGGCCGTAAGAGTCCCGGTGGTTATCTTGCCGGCGTCAAGATCGGCTATGTGCGCATTTTGGATGATCCCCTCTTTGATCTGCGCCGACAGCGTGATCAACTCCCCTGCAGTCAAATGCCTGGCGATAATACAGGCATTGCCCAGGTCGTCTTCCGTGAGTTGGGTATAATCGGCTTCCTGCGGCGTGCTATACGTGCCCGGGCCGAACGTATCAACTGCGCATACCCTAAATTGCAGGTCGGCCTGCAGTACGTCCACCAGGGCAGACCGACCGGTGACCCTGCTGACGACTTCTTGCTCCCCGGCCCATGCGCCTGTGGCTGATTTTTCAATTTGATAGTATTTCATATCGATGTCCCCGACGTCTTCCCATTTGATCATCGCCAGATTAAAAAAGCTGGTAAGCGTAACCGCCGGTGCGGCCGGCGCGGGGTTTACCGCTGCGATAGTGGTCACAGGCGACAGCTGGCCAAACCAGTCCTCCTGGCAGATCTCAACAACCAGGCTTCTGTCACCAAGGCCGCCGTTCCTGGCCACGTTTTCGTCATAGGCGTATGTAAACGATGTGGCATCGCGGTAATAAATGGTCGATCCTCCGGAACCGGTCACGATGATCTTGTATCTGCGGAAGTCTCCGGAGTCGCATGTAGCGACCGGCGCCCAGCTCATCGCGAGGTCCCTGCCGGAGAAATCGTGCGTTATGCCTATCACCTGCTTGGGCGCGGGATTGGTAACGCTCAGCTCGGCGTAATTCTCCGACCTCTTGTTATAATGGTTCCTCTGCCAGACGCGGATCGAAAAGTCCGGCCGTGCCGTGCCGCCGTTATCCGCGGCGTTCTTTTCCCGGGTGTAAACATACTGATTATCGGTAACGAATTCCGTCCGGACGCTCTTGCCGCCTGCTATGATCTCAATCTGGAAATCTTTGAAATACGTCGCCTTGGATGCGTCTCCTGCGGAATCCCCGGCCGGCACGTCTCCGGCGCCGTACTGGCTGCTTTCCGCCCAGGTGAATTTACAGTCCCGGCCGGTAAAATACGTAAGGTTGCCCTGGCCGTCCACCTGCAGGTTTGTCACGTCCGGAGGGTATTCCGCATCCCCGATAAGCGTTATGTCGTCATAGGGGCTATCTTCCACGTTGTTCTGCCCCTGCAGGGCATAACTGACCACGGCAACGCGGTAAGTGCTTCCCACCGCTACCCCGGAAATGCTGAACGACGTCCCGGTCGTTGAGCCCCGGTAAACCCAGGATTCACCGGCATTGTCGCTTATGTATATCTTTACCCCCAGGAACCTCCCAACGGCGTAAGTAGTAGAAACCGGAAGCGTCCAGCTGACATCGATCGTATCCGCTACAGTGCCGTCCGATTTGGTGACTAAGGCCTCCTGCAGGACGACTCCGGTGACATCCGGAATATCGGTTGAAAGCGAGGAATAGTTATAATCCGGAATCTTGATCTCTGAATCGTCGAATATTTCCTCGACGTATTCCTCCAGTTCAAATTCCACTTCCCCGCTGCGCAGGCGGTTGATTTTCCTGACCCAATACGGCTTGACTATCTTGTCTACCTCACCGAAAGAGTAGCCGTCAAACCTATCGCTGCTTCCCGGGGTTGCCGGCAGCGCCTCATCCAGAGTGACCTCCGTATAAGTGCCTGCGGCATCGGTGACGTTGCGCTCAAGATATGTGCCGTCCGCGAAGTCTATCCGGATGGCGTAACTTTTCCCGGTTTCGATATTCACGGAACGGTCAAGCTTGACCTTTGTGCGCGATATCACCTCCCAATACTCGGTGTCTGTGGGGTCAACACCGACCGATGCCTTCAAAGCCTTGTATTCAAGTCCGGAATAAGTGACGGCGTCATCGATGATGTAGGAAATCGTGGAACTGTAATTGCCTTTATACAAAAAACTCTTCGCCACAAGCCCGGAAAATCCAAATTGCGGCACATCGTGCGCAACATCCACCAAATCTCCCACCTGACGCAGCATCCCAGAGAATCCCGTGCGAAGTTTAACAGTGTTATTGTGATATTTCTCATTATTAAGGTAGTCTCTGCCATAGCGCAGAGCGTAGGAAAGTTTTTTGCCGTAATACCTGGTATTAACTGATCGCGGCGGGTCTCCGGCGTTTAAAGCGGCGTCGTCTTCATACCCTACGGTATCAGCCTCGTAATTATTGTCCTGATCATCGTACTGGACATTAATTATATTGTGGATATCCCTGAGAGATTTCCAAGTCTCGGAGAAGCTGTCTTTTACGGTGTTACCCATGTGGAACAACTGGACCGGCGTTGACGGCCGCTTGATCGCGATCTTTATCTCTCCCCGGTCTGACAAAAACGGTACCCCGCGGCAGACAGAGCATAAACTTAGTAACAGATCAAGCGCGTCCTGCAGGCTGTCGATGACGATATCAAGCCGGAAACGCTTCTCATAACCTCCTTCTCCGTCCGGGACGCGCTCGTCGCAATATTTAGCCATTTCAAGCATGTAACTTATATCGATATCGGTAGTTTCGACATGGTTGCCGAGCCCATAGACCTTATTGGTGATAAGGTCATAAATGCACCAGATGGGGTTGGCGCTGTACCGCTTGACGTAAGTTACCCCGTCCCAGGTCAGCACAGTCCCGTCAGATAAAAGCCGGAAGCAATCTGCTGTCGGGTCCCAGTAATAATCATCCCAGCCGACTTCCGTAGCCCCATTCATTACCTGCGGCACGGACACCTTTATTCCGCGCACAAGCATTTCATAGTCCGGCGCGCTTGTTCCGATCTGATCCGTTGATAATGACCTGATACCGGCCAGCGCCTGCCCCGGGTAGATCAGATCATCAGTGTTTATTTCGTCTATCTCGTGCAGCCAGAGGTCGGCGCTGATATACCCATCGCTGTCGGTATCTCCGGCTGTTTTTGTTATCCGGATATCATATTGGCCGGCGGCCAGGCCGTCTTTGCGGAATATGCGGTAAATTTCGGATGTGGACTTGGCCGATAAGGTGCTTTCCCCGAGGCTCGTGTATACTGTATCGGTGTGCAGCTTGTATTCGACTCTGTAAGTGACGGCATAAGAAGAGAGATTGCCGTTCTCGTCCTGCTGCCATAAAGCCGGCAGCCTGAACCGGATCTCAAAGGCCTCCACGTCTGTTTTAACTGTCGTATGCACATGGGCCGTACCCAGGGCGAGTTTCACCGCTATTGATTCGACGCTGTGCAAATCCTCAAAATTCGGGATCACGGTCTGGTTAAGGGTGCCTAAGCGGGAATAAAAAGTGTATCCGGTATAATTGGTGGCAAGGTTACGGTTGATCCTACGCAGGGTTATGCTGTCGACCTCCCCCATGGAGACCATCATCAACGTGTTAAGATAGCTGTTCTCCCCGTCAGTGGTGATATGCTCATTTAAGACGTTCCCCCCGGAGATGCGCTCCCCGTATACCAAAGGCCTTGGCCCGCCGGCTACAGACGTGGTATGCACGCCGTCCCAGGCGTTAGCTGCAGAGTCCGAATCAAGAGATGATCCGGACGTGTTAAAGCTGGGTTTCTTGGCCGTTACGGCGGAATAAATTGAATACCCAAGCATCGCGATATTTGAGATCGCCATGGCCCAGGTGAAGATCTGCGCGATCCCGCCGGCGACCTTAGGGCAGACGACTATCTCATCCCCTATGGTCAGCTTATCCCGGAGTTTGGCTTCCCGGCCGTTAACGCAGACCGCCATACCCTCAAAATCGACTTTTACTTTGCGCAGATACCTGCGGATAGTCCAACTGCGATTAAAAGGCAGGGAGAATAACTGACGGTCGTTTTTCTCCAGGATGTTGCGGATATACTGGATTGTGATATCCCGCTTGACGCGCCCCTTACGGACCCGCGGAACGGCCGGCCTGGCGCAGCGCTTGGATATATCCTTCAGGAGGCTTTCGTTGATCTTAACCATCGATATACCTGTAAAATCCACTAAGGCGCTTGCCCCAGGGCAAAGCGCCGTAGCGGTCTATACTTACCCCTATGTGACGGTGGCAATGCAGAAATTTTCCGTCCCTCAAGACCACGCCGCCGTGATCAGATACCCCTTTGTCGTTACGAAAAAGCACCACATCCCCCAGTTGCGGTACGGCCACTGGGTCAAAAAGCTTATGATAATCCTCGATGAAGTAGTTCTTGCCCTTATATCCCCAATACTCTTCATAATCTGCTATATCCGGCAGCGTAATCCCGCGATAATCCCGGTAAAACAGCAAGATCATACCTCCGCAGTCGGCGCCGTTATAATCCCGGCCCTTGTGCAGATACGGAACGGCGCGAAGTTTCCTGATCAGATCGTCGAGCTTTTTATCCATACGCACGGTTTCCTTTAATCGACGGATGTCCTCCGAAACGCAGTTGGTTGCCCAAGGCGCGGCACGTCGCCCTGGTGTGATCGCATTCCGTTGCCGCCCCAGCATACGCGCAATACGCGTCCTTAAAAATAAACTGGCACCGGCGTTTACTATATATTCCGATCGGCACCTGCACTCCAAGCACGCTTAGCTTACTCATCAAGGTGAATACGACGTCCCGGACATTTGACGTGTAAGAATCGACATAAGCGCTGAATTCCACATAACAATCGGGGTCATCAAGCAGATTGGCGTAGACCATTTTGATGGTGATCTTCTTGCCACGCAGGTCGTATGCCTGCAGATACGCTTCAATGAGTCGGGAAATATTGCTGATCTGAACCGATGTAGACGGTAATTCCCCGTCCGCATTTTCGGATATCTCATCGTGAGTTATGGGGAACTTTTGGTAAGTGATACCTTTAAAGACGATCTCTGTATCCCAGCCGGCAAAGTTCAGGTCCTCGCCGTCTCCGGCCGGGTCCTCCACGGTATAAAGGTAAAGCGGCTGTTTGGCGCGTTTCCGGGATTCATCTATAAAAGCCTGGTTGGTGTCTAATGTCATTACGCCGTCTCCTTAAACCCGAAATAATAGTGCCATATTCCGTATGCCACCCGCTTATCTTTGAAGGTATCCGGAACGAACTTCCCGGTAACCGTTTCCCCGTCTATGACAAGATCGAACTCGGTAAGGTTTTCCTTGCAGGAATTAAAGAACGCCACGGCCGCGTCGCGCTCTATTTTTGTCCGGGCGGTGAATTCCAGGTTGTCCCAGGTGCGCAGTTTCTTGGAACTCAACAGCCTGGCCTCCTCAACCTGGTTGTCAAACTGGCTAATCCCTACGTTGTACCGGTGTTTGCCTTCATAGCCGAAATCTGGGGAATAAGGAAAAGCGGCCATTAGCTGTACCTCCTCACTGATCCACGCACGAGCTGAGAATTGCTGCGCATTGCCTTGGCAAATATGGCTTCTATCTGTTCGGAATTACGGGAAATATCCGAAGCATCCCAGGCAGTGATCACAATGGTAGGGTTGATCGTTGTGCCTCCCACGCTTTCCCCCCGGTTGATTTTTTCGAAGTTGCTTCTTCCGAGCGTCGACATACCTATCGGATTTATGATTCCTTCTCCCACTTTCGCGACTATCGGGACCTCATCGTTCGACAACCGGTTGATCGCCATCCCGTTATGTGCCCGCCTCCAATTCCCATACTGATTGCGCACCACCCCTCCCTTGTGATACTGCGACCAGACGGTACCAAACTGCGAGGTTGACGTGGTAGTGCCTCCCACTCCCCCGCTTATTGTGCTTCCTCCGGAGAACAGGCTGGTAATTCCCATAATCGATTTCATGACTATATATTGAGCCAGCATGTCTGAAAGGGTTTTAAGAATAGATTTGCCGAAAGATTGAAATATGGAAGATAGTGATTTCACTTCTCCTGTCACAGAATTGTAGAACACATCCGAAAAGGTGCTTGTCATATTCCCGACCACATCGACGAACCCGTCGTGCATGATCTGGTATTCGCTTTTTATCCCCAGATAGCTTAACCGCGCCTGTCTATACATCGCGTTTTGGGACTTAATGAATTCCTGCACCATTTCTCCGTCACCGCCATAGATCCTCTTGTATTCGACCAGAGCGTTCTGCTGCTCAAGCCTCATCGCGCCCAGGGTGTCGCCTTCTGCCTTTAGCCTGGCCGCGGTCTGGCTTTTAAAAGCGATGGTGCGATCCTCCTCAAGGCGCTTAGTGTAGGCGGCCTGGTATTCGGCGAGTTGAGTCTTGTCTGCGCCTATTTTCTGATACTCCCTGAGTTCAACCGACAACACCTTTTTTTTGTACTGATATTCTGAAAGAACTAGCTGTGCAGTACGCGAATAAAGGTCACTATTTATTTTTATTGCTTCAGCGCTACCCTGTTTTCTGGCTTGTTCCTCCGCTAGGAGTTGTTCTTTTGCTAATGCAGCGGCATCTGCATACGACCCCCCAGCAGAAGCATTTACTTTTCCGGAGCGAGAAGACGCGAGGATCTTATCTGCCTGTATGGAAGATGCCCTATTCCAAACAGCAATATTCCCCCATATCCCAGCAGCGGTGGCCTTCGTCCTTGTCCATAAATCGCTGGCTTCTTTTGTAACAGCATGCGCCTGCGCCGCTCCGATGCGGATACTTTCGGTTGTTATGTCAAAACCGTACATCTTTTTGGATAACGCGGAAGATGTTGTGCCGAGTTTTATCGCAGAAATATCAAGAGAGTCGATTTCTTTGCGTAATGCCTCTATTTCCTGGACCCCCTTAATCATTGTCCCGACAGTTACGGCGCCTGCCAAACTAACCTTCATCCATGCCTGCCTTAACTGCAAAATGGGTGCAATGGAGTCTTTTGTGGAGTTGGTAAACTCTTTTATGGAAGCCCTGGCGCTTTTGAGATTCTTGCTGGCCTCATCGCGCAAAGTCAAGGTAAGTTCGATTTCTTTATTGGTAGGCATTAAAAACCCCGCTTATTTCCTGTCCTTAGATTCTTCTGCGCTGTTTATTTCCGCCTGGATAAACAATATTGCCTCGATCAGCTTGAGCGGCTGGTCAGCCCATCCTCCCGGATTAGGATAAGAGCCGGCCTTGTAAAAGTTAAATGCCCGGATAAAATCAAAGCTTTGCTGGCTTACAACCTTCAGCGGGCACCTGTCGAACTTCCAATCCCCGAGGCTCCAGACATCCGGGATAATGCTGCTCCGCTTACAGCCGCGTTCGCTCTTCTGGGCCTCGTTGCACCTGCGGCAATCCAACTTGAATTCCGGAAGCTGGATCGCCAGTTTCAGTTTTTTGTTTCTGCCTCACTTAAGCTGTTGTCTTTGCGTATTTCTTCCGCTAATTCCGATATCAAAGATTCTCCTGTGGGGAGCACCTCCAATACCTCATCCGGAAGAGCCTGGTAATTCTTGCCGCCGATCTTCATCTCCCGCGCTTCGACCGTGATCGGAGCTTTTGTTGCCGGATCCCAGAAGTTCTCAACTTTGCGAACGCCGAATTTGACGGTCAGGAGGTTCCTTAACGCGATATTCAGCTTCAAGCTGGCATCCTCTTCTGGCTTGTCGGAATTGGGAACGAACTCCGCAGAGCTGTCATCGATGTGGGCTTTCAAAAACGGGTCTAAGGCCCCAATGTGGAATTTGGTGGGGTTATCCTTATCGTTGTCTGATTTGCTTACGTAAACCCTTGTTTCGTGGATATAGACACCTTTCAACATAATCCCCCCCCTTTTTTTTTGTGGAAATATCTCTAAAATCACCCTTTAAAGCGCCAGAATAGCCAGCTCCGTATCCCCCAGCGCTATCGGAGCGTTAAGGTCGAACTGGCAAGCGGCTACCTTAATACCGTTGCGGTCGGAATCCTCAACCTTTGTGTACTGGACATGCGGAGCGTAGAACCGGAACTTGTTGCCCGTGGTGGACCCCAGGATGAAATCCAGTACCGCCTCCGTGCCGGCTATCCACTTGGAGTGATAGTCGTATGTCGCCGCAAGCACCATCTCCGGATCGAATGATCCGGACAATGCTCTTTCCGTGATCAGCGCAGAAAGTATCCCACGATCGGAATTGACGTCATCACGGTAATTGAGCGACGCCCCGGTATCGATGTCTATCTGACTCAAAAGAGCTGCTATGGAGTCTACGGCAAGAGACGCGCTGACAAACGCCGGCGGCTTGGTTGATTCATGCGCTATCCCGCTAAGCATGGCGGAGTCAGTAACACCGGCCTCAACCCCTTTGAAGTCGAAGTCCATAAAAGCCGGCTCTCCGGATTTAAATGAAAACTTAACGTTTCCGCGGCATCCCCGCAGGACCTTTTTTATCCCATCCTCATAGCATCCCATAGTAAGAGAAGAGATGTTACCGTTGTTAAACGTAAGCGGCTCCCAGACCTTACCTACCGCCGAAGGCACGCTGCCGGTGGTCGCCGCGGCTCCAGACGTTCCTCCCGTGATTGTTTCTCCACTCTGGAAAGTATCGGAAAGGGCAACAAAATAGAGCGTGGTCACGCCATTGGCGGTATTTATGATCACTCTTCCGGTTGCGTTTGATGTCCCTCCGGTGATCACTTCTCCGTGCTGAAAAGGCCCCGTGGTTATCGCTCCCACAGTTATGGAATAAAGCGAACTGCAGGCATAACCGCAGGCCTTTAGCACCTTTGACCATTCCGGTTCTGTTGCGGCCGTTCCGGACCCGCGCAATTCGAGCTTAAAGGTCAATCCGGCCGGCCGCTTGCCGACTATCCTGCCTACCGGGGAAGAAGACGCTCGGGCGGGGTTGCGCTGAAACATTTCGAAGTCGTAAGATACCTTAGGATCGTAAGCCAGAATCTTCGCGTCCGCGGCGGCAAGGGTTTCCGCGGTGCCTTCTGATCCTTCCACTTTTGCCGCTATCAGCCGACGACGTGACAATAAACTGTTTGGCATGGTTCCTCCTCGTTAAACGTAAGCGGCCGGGTCTAACCGGCTGTGTTTGTAAATAACTTCAACCTCCACCTGCACTCCGTAATTTGCCCCCCCATCTATGACCACAAAAGGCGTGATCTGCCGCAAATGCGTTTCTTGCGCGTATCCTCCCCGGGTATAATCGAGCATCAGCGCCTTTTCCACATCGAGCAGCACGCTGTTTATCCGCGTGTCCGAATTAACCGTCTCGTCGTCGTCGTCCCTCAGCCATATATCGAGGCTGATGGTTAGAGTGCAGGTCTTCTGCGGATCCGGATGGTCTTCCTTATCTTCCGGTCCGGCGATGACCACTACGCAGGGGACGGCGTTGATATCATTCCCTCGCGCCTTGAACCGCTGGACGCTGGCGATGGTGTTGTTATATCCGGCCGTTGTCATGATCCCCTGCAGAACGGTTTTGATATTTTCCAGTATTGATTCACGAATCGAAGTCGAACTCATGGGTGCCATTAGATAAGTCCCGTTTTAGAAAGTGCTTTCCCCACAGAATCGTTGAAGACGTTTATCCTGTACCCTTCCATCCTGTCCCAGGTGTCGCGCATGCGCAGGCGCGGCTGGATTGTCATCCTGTTTTTTAAAACGAACAAGGCCTCGACATGACCGTCCTCGGTTTTGCGGAACAGGAAGGTCTTGCCGTTGCGCGCGGCCATGAACATCTTCATGCCTTGGGCTTTTGCCGATTTCGGATCGAACACCCTGCGCATCCCCTGGAACTCGGACACATCCTTTGACAGCCTGCCTCCGGACCTCGCCGCTCCTATCGGTATGGCCATCATCCCGGATTTAGCGCGCACCGTGCCGCCTCTCTCATGCAGGGCGGCGATCTTTGACCTGGTGAATATACCCAGGACCATATCGAGCGGACCGCTGCCGGCGCGCGGGTTGCGGTAAACCTTGATTTGCCGGCCGATGCCGACGTTTTTGGTGGCGATGAACCTTTTGTCTTTGAGACCGGTATTCGCGTAAAGGGTTTTGAAGAACCCTTTACGGATATGATCGAGCGCGTCCATTACCTCGACTTTGAGCGCCGGCAGCGCCTGTTCCAGGGCGATATCCAGCCGGCGGGAATCGATACGCACTCCCTCCACATTGAGATACCGGCTAAGGTTTATTTCCTGCTTAGGCGTTGCCATAAGCTTTACCTCTCAAGCAGTAAATGCCAAGATACGGGGCACTGGTTAAGGATATGCGCTACCCGGAAAGTGACGTTTGTTCCTCCGATCCTGTCCGGCAGGGATACCGTGTCTCCGCCTTTGTTTATCGATGCGACGCCATAAGCGGCGTCATTCGCGATAATGATCTCAACTTGATCAATAAGTGTGCGGCCGGAATTCTCGCCTGCCGGAGAAATCCCTTTGCGGTCTACTATCGCCGTGATTGTTTTCGCCGGGGCGCCTTTGGGAGTATATGAAATGCTCTCGGCGCACTCATTGGTGTTGAGCACGTTGGCGAGAAAGTCTGCTTTGACCTGATCCCTAAAACCCATCTTCTAAAAACCACGCCCCGGGGGATTTCTCCCCCGAGGCAATGGGCCTTATTTTGCTTGAGGTTACGCAACCTTCAGCAGGTGACCGAAGTAAGGATCTATCAACTGCTCGTCGGTATGCTGCCTGACGCGGAAGATATCGCTTCTGGCGTCCTCGTCCCTGTAGGATTCGACAGTAGCGTTCTCCGGGCTGTCTTCTGTCCAAAGGATCGTCCTTCCCACCGAAGGAAGAGATAAATCCTGCGCGTTATTCGGAACTATTGCCAATAAAGCGTAGGTGGAGCCCCAGACGCCGGTACCTGCAAATGCCTGACCTTCTTTGGCACTGTTATACACAGCTTTTCCGACCAATATTTTTTCCAGGCCAAACAGTCCGGCCAGCGCATTAAGCAAATTCTGCTCGGTAAGCGCGCTGACATACTGGATAGCCGCTTTTATGCCCGTGTTGCTGAGCATATAGTCAATATTGGTTTTGTCGCAGATAAGCGCATTTGCTTCCATGCCGCTATTGGTCCGCACTTTGCCTTTCCCTGTCCTGATCTGCCCGATTATGTCTGTGGCTGCCGTAGCCCAGGGGGAACCAGAAACATTGGTGTAAAGTGCCGCGCCTGTGAACACAGCCGTGTCGAAAGCTTTTGCTGCTATTCTCGCCTCCTGTTCGATAAGCACTTTGCGGGTTGTCGCCTGGGTTATCTGCAGTTCCGCGTCAAAATCATTTGCATATAACTTACGCACGCCGTCATCCAGGGGGCCCTCCAACCCGTGTTCTTGGCAGTTAAAAGACCGGTCCTTGGCTCCGATCGTGATGCGGTTATATGTTCCGCGCGCAGATCTTTTTGTATCATCGCGCCTGGTAACGCTTTCACGGGTTATGGCGGGATATGTTGCCGCTTTTAACCGGCTTTTGAAAATCGGAAACAATTTCGTTCCGATAAAGGCATCTTGCGCATCGATAAACTCCTGCGCGGCCACTCCGAGCTCAAGCCGCGGTGTTCCTTTTGCTCCGCTGTAATCCATGTCTTCCTCCTTGTTGTGGAACGTTAATATTTTTTATAAAAACAAAGCGGCAGCCGAGTGGTTGGGCACCCAACTGCCGCTTTTATTCAATCTTCCCAGGGATCGGCCGGAAAGACTTGGATCTTATTACGCTATAGGAACAGCCAATATGAACAACTCGATATCAGCCGACGCAGCTGACGATTCAACGGTAATCGCCGCTCCTGAAGCAACTTCCGCCTGCGCCTCTACTATGCTTACACCGCGGACTATCGCGTCAACGGTCGCGCCTTTTGCCAGAGCTGCCGTAGAAATTGACGTACCGGCGTTCTTCACCGTGATATTCGCGGCCGTGTTATCGATCGCGCGCAACCACCAATCGATAATACGCAGTTTGCGAGTTGTCGTGGCTACGTCAATCGCGGTAGGAACGGCGTCGAAATTACATACCTTCCGTATGAGGATAAGGAAGGCACCCTCGTTTACGGCCTCATTCTTCACGGCAGCGGGTCCGATATTTCCGGCCGCTCCGTTATTACTCAGGATTTCGACTATGTCTCCGTCCGCGGTAGCAGCTTCCAGCGCTACCCCCTGGGCAGTGCCTGAAACAGTATCCTGCACCTTGCCATCATTGGCTCCGTAAAGCACAGCATCCAAGGCAAAAGGCTCCGCAGCCACCGCTTTATAGGTCCTTGCGGCAGATCTTAAGGCAACGGTAACCTGATCCCCGTCAGATACAGCTTCCTGAGTAAATCCGATGAATTCCTCTCCGGCATCTGCATAGATAACTTCCCCGGCAGAAAGCTTTACCCTACGATATGCCGCAAGATCTTCTCCCGCGGTAAAAGATTTTTTCCCGCCTTCATTCTGCTGTGACATCTTTCCATCCTCCTGTTAAGCTTTTAATAAATTCTTACCTGATCCGCATTGCCTGGTATTATTTTTTTGCCGGGGGCGGCAACTGCTCTTTATAAGCGGCCGCCGTTGCGGACAATGCCGTAGTCATGGTGCACTTGTGTTCCGCGGCGTACTCTTTCGCCATCTCGAGGTGTGTTTTTACTATTTTCTGAGCCTTATTTTTAAATGCGGCATCTCCTTCACCGGCTCCCACATCAGGGGCACCCGATCCCTGCAAAGCTTTTAAGAATGACTTCTGCGCTTCCTCGACGCTTGCCCCGCTCTTTATGGCCTCTAATGCCAGGGATTCCATGCCTTTGGGTGTATTGGCAAGGATATTCTCCGTGCGTTTCAGTTCGGCCGCTTTAGCCTCCGCGGCGCCTGTAGCCTTACCCTCCGCTATGAGAGCGTCGGCCAATCCTTTGTTTTCAGCTTTAAGCTGATCGGGTGTTGCCGTTTTTACGTCAAACATCGCTTCCTCCTGGTTATGTTTTTCGGCGTTCTCTGCCGTTTTGTCTATATTCAAGCCTTTCGAGCCCTGCCCGTCAGCTACTGCCGTGGTTTTTTTTCCGGCCGCCGCGTTCCCCGCCAGCTGACCGGAAAATAAGGAATCAAACGTGCAAATACCGTCCACGAGCCCGACATCAAGCGCTTCCTGGCCGATAAATACATCTCCTGTGGCCACCTCCAGAACATCGTCGGCAGATATGCCTCTGTTACGGGCCACCGCCTCCACAAAAAGGTCATATATATGATCTATGCGCTTCTGGATCACCTGGCGGTCCTCCGGGGTCAGCGGTTTATCCGGATGTCCTGCCGCCTTGTTTTTCCCGGCTTTTATGACTTCCGTCTTGACGCCGGCATTATGATTTGCCACGCTGTAGTCATATACCGCCGAATACACTCCGATCGAACCGACGTCCGAACCGCGGCTGGCGTAGATCTTCTCCGCGGCCGACCCTATCCAGTAGGCGGCCGAGCACATATCGCCGTTGGCGTAAGCCACGATCTTTTTCTTCCCCCGGCATGCGTAGATCATATCCGACAGCTCAAGTACCCCGTCTACACCGCCTCCGGGGCTGTCGATATCCAGAACGATATCGCGCACCTGCGGATCTTCCAACGCCGCTTTGAGATCACGCTCTATCTCAAGCGTGGAAGTCCCGGGAGAAGAAATCCGCTGTATCAGGCTGGCTCGCTTGGAAATAATCCCATAGACCGGGATCCTAGCCGTGCCGTTTATAACCTCATAATCCGGAGGCGTGCTCTTGCCTGCGGTTATCTGGACCACTTCTCCTTCCGGAAGTTTTTCTCCGCGCAAATGCCTGTCCAGGATCTCGCGCATCACGTTCACGACTTCTTCTTTCATTACCCAGGGTTTCAGGTACGCGGCTTCGTTAATCTTCTTCATCAGTGGGTACTCCTTCTTGCCCGGGTACTTTCTCCGGCTTGTCCTGGGCCGGCTGGGCTGCAGGCTGTTGATCTTGCTGGATTTTGGAAGAGTTTTCGTCCGGAAGCCCAAGTTGTTTGCGTCTTTCTTCTTCCCTGGCTCTCTGCTCCAGCACTTCCTCCCAATCTTTGCCGTGCGCTGCGCATTCATCGGCCAGGGTGGATATATTGCCTTTTACTGCGTCCTTAGCCGCGCTTATCTCCTTTGTCGGATCTATATATCCCCATCCTGGGGCTATCCAGCGGGCCCTAGTATAATCCGACCTACGATCGAAATAATCTTCAGCCACTAACTCTCCGCGTAACACCGCTTCGTCAAGCAGATTCTCATAGGCAGGCTGGCAGAGTTTTTCCGAAATGAACTTTTGCTCACAGCGGAACATTTTCCTGGCTTCAAGCAGCGCGGCCCGCGCGCTGGAATAATTGGTCTTCGAAAAATCTTTAAAAATCAGTTCATACGGAAGCCCGAGACTTGCGCCGATAAACCGCAGGCATTTTTCCACGAAAACATCGAATTGCGCCCCCGGCCGCTGCGGGTTGAAACCGTCTATAGACTCTCCCGGGTTAAGGTACTCGATCATCCCGGGTTCTATCTCCTCGAGTCTCTTTCCGTCCAATTGCGTCTCATCTGCTCCGGAAACTGTGAATTCTTCCGCATTCTCTTTCTTAACAAAGACGGAAAAACAGGCTGAGACTTTTGCCGCCACTAATTCCGCGTCCATGTAGTCACAGAGATTCTTGAATATAGCTATAACGGGAGCAAAAAACGGCTCGCCGCGCGACTGCCCCGGGCGTTTTACATGGTAAAGATGCAGCACATTAAGGCGCCCGTACTGGTTGCGCGCCGGTATGCGTATAAATTCATCTGACCCTCTCGTGGAACGCCGGTAAGTTGTGTCTCCCGGGTGATACTTGCATATCCAGTAAGCCACCGGCTCGCCCGCTTCGTCTATCTCTACCCCCTTGCGGATAGATTTGTCACCGGTTTTGTCGGATGGGGTAGCGAGACGATCGGCTTCAATAACATTCAGGGCAAAAGAGTACGGCCGGTATGGCCTCTCTATCATCTGGTTAAGGACTATAACGTCACCGTTAACCAATATTTGGCTCATCACCAGGTTCTGCATCTCCCAGAAACTCATCCTCCCAAGCCTGTCGGCATGGGGTTCCCACTTTTCCCATATCCGCTCTGCCGTGCGCTGAAATTCCTCGGCATCTTCATCGGACATTCCGAGGCTTCTTTTGTCAACACGGCTCTGCGGTGCTATGCCAGTCCCGACAATATTGTTGGTCATTGTACGGTCAACTCCGGAAGCTATCCCGTCATTACGCACCAGATATCTGCTGCGCTCTCGCAAGTCGGAGAGCTCGTCAAGCAAAACCTCATCGGCCGATGCCCCGGAAGGCGTCCAACTGCCGCGCATCCTATCGCGCGAGGCGCCTTCATACCCGCCTCTTATGCCGAGGATCTTATTGGCCATGCGGTACTGGCGCCGCTTGAAAGCCGCGCGCGGGAAAAATACCCCTATCGCGTTATCGAGTTTGTCGGAAAATGCGAGTTTGCGTTTAGCCATCAGCTTGTGAATTTAACAAAGTTACGGTTCTTGCCGTTTTCGGCAGCGACCTTCTTTTCAAGGTTCCTCTTCATATCGCGCAGTTCGGCAAGGCTGTATTTCTGCATGTTTACGTTCGATCCCCTGACGTTATAAGACTGCACCGCTCCACCGGTAAGTATTGCGTATATCGCGGCGTCCACCGCGTCGAGCATCTGCTGGTTGGTTACCGACATTGTTCCTCCGACGGTAAATAAAAAAGCGACAGTTAGGTGGTTAGGCACCCAACTGCCGCTTGAAAAATTCCTCCGGTGATCAGCCGCGGAAATAAATTTGTATCTCTATTATCAATCGACCGCTAAAACCTGTCAAGGGGGTCGTTACTACGCTGTAGTAACGACTTTTTAGGCCTCTTCGGCCTCTTTGCTGCGGAATCTATACTCGCAGTTAATACATTTATGGTACCTAAACGGTGGTTTACTGGCATAAGTTTTTATATTTTTACTTTTACAGCCTGGACATTTGATCGGATAATAAATTACTCCGTAAGCCGCTGGATCAGTGTTGTCCGGATTTTCTTCCTTAGGTTTGGGCGGCGGAGAAGGTGGCGCCGGCCTTCTTCTTCTCATGCCTATCCATCCGGAACGTGAGGATCTATTTATCCAGCTCATGATCTCCCTATCGTTTTATCCATCCGGGGCGGCGGCCGCCAAGCCAGCTGCCTCCCGAACGGTTAGGAACAAAACTGTTTTGAGAACGTTGCTCTTGTTTTGCCTGGCGGTGGGCAAAATCGGCTTCCCGCATAGCGTACACCCTAAGCATATCGGCCGCGGCGGCGTTATAAACCTCCACATCCCAGTAGTTATTTTTTCCGGAGGCGTGGATCTTGCGCCATTCGTAAACTGTGGTCCTTCGCCTTTTGTCCCTTATCGCCACTTTATGCTCCGCGCAGAACTGTTTTATATAATCATCGGTGGTCTCTTCCGGGATATACCACCCACCCCGGGAGCTTTCCTGTTCGGTATTCTGCGCCAAACGGGAAACCTTGTCCTTGAAATAACTCGTATCGATACGCCACAGCTTGAGGCCGCCGTTGGGGATGATCTTGCCGCTTTTGGGCATGCGGTCGATGACGGAAACTATATACGTGGGCCCATTGAGGTGATCAACTCCCTTGATCGCCCTGGTCTGGTCTCGGTGCTGCCGGCAGAATTCATAGACCTCGTCCGTCCTGTATCCAGTATCGCATAAAGCCAGCCTGACCTTGAACGGATCTATGCCGGAGATCTCGGAAGGATAACACGTGTTGAACAGGATGTCCTCCACATCATCCCAGGTCTCTACCCGGTCGGCCAATATGCCCCAGGATCGCTGTCCGATCCCCCAGCCGCGTATCGCCAATATAAAATAATCCTTCTGCACGTCTACCGCCGCCGTTAATACCTTAACTTCCATCGGGACAGTATGCTTTTTATACGGCCTGATCAACTTCCTGATCTTGTCCGGGTTGGCGTGTTCGAGATTTTCCTCCCAGATCTCCGCCAGCCAGGAATTTACGAAGTTCATCAAGGTCTGCGGGTCATCTTTTGAACTGAGGAATTCCGCGGCGATCTCCGAAAATGACAGCCAAGGAGAATAAAGCGCGCTGATCCAGAATCCGCGCAAGGAAGTCTGCGGGATTTCTCCGATTATTGTGCCGTCTTTATTCACCGAGCATCCATCTGGAACCCACTTGCCAGCTTCGAGCATCGCCTGTTTATGCGAATCGTTTATCCTGCCGGAGCAGGCTGAACATTCATACCAGGCTAAAGACTGATTTTTTATTTTCTCGGGTTCCGCCTCGAATTCTTTGGGCCATTTCAGCTGAGGGGTGAAGATCAAAACCTGATATTCCCCGCAATAGGGGCAGGGCACATAATATTTACACCTGTCGGAAAGTTCATATTCACGGTTTATATACCCTTCCCTCACCGTGGGAGTGGAACATTTGAGTATTTTCCGGCTGACCTTAAAAGTCCTGGTCCTTTCCCGGGAAAGCTTTATCGGGTCGGCTTCCTTCCCGGAGAACGGAGGGTATTTATCAGTTTCATCGAGCAACAGGTATCTGATCGGTTTTCCGGAAAGAGCGGCCGGGCTATTCGATCCGGCAAGGTATATGATCATCCTGTCAAGTTCTAGGACAAGTTTTGAGATATTGTCCTGGACCCCCGTCATGTGCCCTGAGAGCGCGGAGGAAAGTTCGATCATACGCTTGAGCCTATCATTGGAAAAGGTTTTGGCATCCTGTTCCCTGGGCTGCACCCATAGCGTGGGCCCGGGATCTTGGTCGATCGCAAACCCCAGGCAGTTAAGGAACGCCTCGGTTTTCCCCACCTGGGTGCTGAACATAAGAGTGACCTCTTCAACAAAGGGGTCGTTGAAGACATCCATCGGTCCGCGCAAGTAAGGAGTACGCGAAGTGCGCCATTGCCCGGGTTCCGCCGATGTCTTAGGATCAAGAGTCCTGTTCTTATCTGACCACTCGGACACCGTCTGCCCCCTGGGGATAATCCAGGCGCTCCGGACCGTATCAGTCCAGATCTCCGGGACCGGTATCAACATTTCCGCTTGCGCCATACTTTCCTCGCTCTTTTTTCTGATCGAATATCTTTGCTTCGGATATTTTACAGATGATACTTTCCATCTCCTCCTGAACAATGACTTTTATCTTGCGCGGCTCCTGACCGAAGCAGCGCAGAGAGATCGTATTCGGCAATCCCAGGAGAGCCCTTTTCATAGCTAGACTGATACTCACCAGCTCTTTCTCCACCTTGGCCCGCGATATAAGACTTCCTCTGCGGACTTCGTTTTCTATCCTGCGTTTCTTTACGTCTTCTTTCAAACGGGCTATCTCCCAGCGTGTCTTATCGGCATATATGCCCTTCCTGCCTCCGGCCGGCCTTCCTTCGCGGTCTGCTTTCCAATTCTGGACATCTTGGAGATTATATTTACCATCACGGCTTGCCGGCATGCCTTCTTTTTGCCAGCGCGCCACAGTACGCACCGATACGGCAAAGGCCTTGGCGACCTTCTCCTGGCTGTCCACAACCCCCGGGGAGTCCGGAGCGCTATCAAGTTCTTCGAGTTCTTTTATCTCTCTCTTGGTTAACGCCGGAGTAGACGCTTTTCCTCTTTGCATTTTTTCCAGTAGATGAATGTGCCGGCGTTTTTTGGCCATTTCGATTATTTTGGTATCGCTGTTGAGTTTATTGTCCATCATGTAAGGCGTTGACAAATAGAGTGAGTTTATCTTAAAATATGCTCATCTGTGTATGAGCGGCTGGAAAAACTCACATGCCTGTAACATGTGGGTGGCTCGGATTAACTTCGGGCCCGGCCGCCCGTTTTATTTATATCTTAACAGAGGGATGGTCACGATTAAAATCTGCTCCGGGTTTATCAGCTTGAACTTCTTGAACAAGAATACCTCGGCCTATGATTTCAATCCTGCCCTCATCAAACCATTCAGTCTCAGGTCTTTTTCCACCCTTGGCGACCTTACCAGCAATGCCATACTGATGGCACCCGAACAGATATTCTATCCTTCCAACGATGATTCCTTTGATATTTGTGATCTTATCTCTAGCTTCCTTTCCGAGTTCATACTTAAACATAATCTTTTTCCCCCTTTATTGGAAACAGATGACTCCTATGAGACATTGTCTTTTGCGCGATTGGCTTTACTCAAAACTACCATTAATTCAGCCATTTCCTTGAATGCCATCTCAACCGGCGAAACTCCCCATTTTGCTTTGGCTTTAGAAAAGGTTTCTTCGATTTTCTTATCCATGATTAAGAATCCCCTTTTTGCCTGTAAATTCTTCCCATCGTTTAACAGCCACATCACAGAATACCGGCTCTAATTCCATCGCAAAGCAACGCCGGCTAAGACGCTCGGCTGCGATGATCTGGCTGCCGGATCCGCTGAACGGTTCGAGACAGATATCCCCGGGTTTTGTATGCACCCTCATCGGAATAGCAAAAACTTCAGTTGGTTTTACGGTAGGATGCTCAATACCAGTATTCCGCTTCTTGCCTTCCCAGTCCAGCTCCCAGATATCACTGTAATATTCCGGGCTTGTAGGATCCCCATCCTTGACCAAGTTGCAGAACCACACCGATCCGATCCTTTTTTCAGATGGCCGAAAAAACGGTTTATTGCCACGGCGCCAGCCAAACAAACATGGCTCATGGCGCCAGGGATAAACAGAAAATGTCATTATGGTGCAGGGCTTTACCCAAATAATATGCTGATGGATCAATAAATCCAGTTCTTCCCATATCTTCCGAATAAGAAGCAGTCGGCGGTCGGCGTGCCAAAGATAGAGAGCCGCATTCTGATCAACATACGGCAGTGCTACTGTGTAAAAATCCCGGTAGAATTTACCGGCATCCTTTATATCCACTTCATGGTATAGATCAGACCAGTCTTTACCTCCGTTTGGCCGATCCGCTCCGGTATAATCCACCATATATGGCGGATCTGTGGCCAGCAACTGAGCGATCTTGCCGTCCATTAGTTTGGCCACGTCTTCCGCCTTGGTGCTGCTACCGCACAAAATCCGGTGATTGCCAAGGATCCACAGATCGCCAGGCTTAGTGATCGGTACCTCCGGAGGCTCCGGGATATCATCGGGCAGAGTATTCCCTACCACCTCAACTTCCAGATCATGACATTCTTCACGGAGCTCCTGCAAACGCAAGTTGACGTAATCTTCCGGCATCTCGCTGCGTAAACGCTCCAAAATCTGAATAATAGCTTGTGTAAAATATCCGGCAATAGCCTGGTTGTTAAGAGTAATGCTCATCGCCTGCTGCATCATGTCGTCAACATCAACCATAACGCAGTTAACCTTTTCAACCCCAGCGGCCTGCAGTATCTTAAACCGCTGGTGTCCTCCAACGATCTGCATATTCCGCTTGTTCAAGATCATAAGATCGATATACCCGAACCTTTCCAGGCTGAAACGCAGGCCGGCCAGGGCTTCAACAGCTATATCGCGCGGGTTATCCGGGCAAGGTTTGATACATGACATTTGCACTTCTTGAATGTCCGGTTTGGCATTGATCTGCATAGGCTCAAACTCCTGTTCTCCGTCGAGCATTAAGTTTACATTACCAGCCGTTAGATACCATCATGACCATGACATGGCCTAAAATTGTTTCGCGCGGGCTTACCTACCGCACCTAAGCCGACCCGCTATACCCCACCCCCGTCGGAAGGACCCGTCGATTTGTAGACGTCATTCAGCACCTCGATGACGCTGGATTGATCCTTAGCCATCTCGCGCCACACTCTTCTGCGCGTATTGCGATCGCACCCAGATCTTTTCATGATAGACTCGAGCTTCCTCAATACTTCGATCGCTGTCTTTAATTGTCGACGATGGTACCACCTCTTAATCTTCCCAAACATATCTTCTCCTATTTAGGTCTGACTTGAAGCACTGCGATAGGACGCGTGATAATAAGCCTACCCGCAATATTCGGACACGCTGGATTGATGATTGGACTATTGTTTTGTATTATGACATCGACGGTCATGCCCGGCTCTATCAGATCGTGGATCTGCCCAGCATGATACTGTATTGCTATGATTGCTTCTCTGGATCCTTGCCTCCTTAAATCCTGTTCATCCATATCTAACCACCTTAATCTATTTATAAATATTCAAACGCAAGCCGTACATAAAGTGTGTGTTTCATCCACCCACGTACAAGGAATACCATTATCATCGATACATGCGCGATCATCAGTACACCCACATACTTGGCACACACCATACACTTCAGCCCTATGCATTCCTTGCCCTTGAAGCTTGTGCTTGTTCTGTCTCTTCCCCACGACTACTCCTCCATTTGTTTTATGGATATTCTTGCGTATTCCTTATTCCCTTTACCGATAAACACGGCTTTGGCAGACTCATATTCCCGGACGCATGCGCAACAATCATCTGGCCAGGCTATGTTATTTAACGCGTCATTAATTCCCTTGATAAGATTATCCAGATCAATGCGCCGGCGGTTAGATAAAAAAAATTCATATTTGACAGACACGGGCGGTGTATAAAATCTTCCCCCGGCTTGACGATATGACAAAACTACCATATCCTTAAATGCCCACCATCGGTCAGTAGCTTCTCTTTTACTCCAGCGATCCCGGCTTGTCATCCTGGGCTTAGGACGCAAACAGTCGCACTCAACCTTAAACGTTACGGGTAATTCTTTACAATCCATTTCTTACACCTTACCCATAGCGTTCTCTACGCTACGCATAAATCCTTTTTTATAAATACCGTATGCTGCGCGAATATGCTCCACAAATTCCTCTCCGGACTCCACATGGATCGCGGAAACATCTATTTCGGCAGCAATCTTTTTTTGCTTCTTAGGCCCCTTCCCGGTAACGCCTGGTTGATGTGTAGTATTTGAGCCTTTCATGATAGCTGCTATATATCCGTCATAAAGAATGATGTCATAACTGGTTTTAAAGAAATCGCGGATCTCCTGATATGTCTTACCATCATGACGCATATTTTTTATCTGCTCCCTTTGCGCTTCCGTAAGCTGTGTCATCCTGCCCTCCTTTTAAGAGTTATTGGTTAATACCTTTAAAAATTTACATTGCAGCTTAAAGCTGTTGGCCCATCTAAAGTGTCCGGCATACGAAGCTATAATATTTCTGAATCTTTTCCAGTCTCTATTCTTGGATTTGTTGAACACCCGCATCTTTGCCTTGAAATTATTAACTACCCGACGCCGAACAAGAACGTACCGCGGCCTGACTATATACCCCAGGAAGTCAATACCGTTTGATATAGGCAACAACTTGCGGCGTAACGGGTGCAGCTGAAGGTTCAGACGTTGTGTCAAGAAGGTATTTATATCGCTTCTCAATCTAACCAACTTCTCCAGATCTGTATCCAAAATCACAAAATCATCCACATACCTCAAATAGTACCGGCATTTAAGAACGTGTTTTACGAATTGATCAAGTTCGTTAAGGTAGATGTTGGCAAAAAACTGGCTGGTGAGATTGCCGATCGGGAGGCCGCATTTGTTTTCTTTGCCGAACAGACTCTTATGATTAGGTATCTGCGACAATAAAGATATATCTCCCCGACGAACATAGGACTTAGTGCAGTCCCAGAAAAGCACTTTCCGGGTAAGCCATAGTATTTCTGGGTTATCCACTTTCCGCGAGATCTGCCCGAAAAGGATCTCTTTGTCTATCGTCGGGAAGAAGTTCTTTATGTCCAGTTGCAGGTAATACGCGCGGATCTGGCCATTCTTTGTTATTTGACGGGTGAATTTCTCCAAGCGTTCTTTTGCGGAATGGGTTCCTTTTCCGTGCCGGCAGGCGTATGAATCGTGGATAAAAATGGGCTCAAATATCTTTTCTAAGGTATTGACAAGAAGATGGTGGACTACACGGTCCCGAAAGTCAGCGGCAAATATCTCGCGTACTTTCGGTTTTGTTGTAGCGAATAATATGGAGCGCGAAGGATGGTAAGTCTTATCTTTTAACTCTCGCTCGAGTTTAAGAATATTCTCCGCGGCATTGATCTCAAACCAAAGCGCGTTGATAGTCCCGCGCTTATTCCTCCGGCAGTTAAGATATGCTTGGTAAATATTCTCGAACGAGAAGATGCTTTTTGAGCCGCTGGCACGAGCGGACGGGCCGCACATAATTGTGATTGTCCTTATCGTTGTTGTTCACGTTGCCGTTGTTGGAGGAAACGGCCCACGCCGCACCCCACCGACAACACACCACTTGCTCACGTACTTAATGCCACTGCTGGCCTTCAGGGATAGATCCTTGCGGTACCATTCCTTGTGTTCTTATACCCGCGTTACCGGTGACGTGAGCGCCC